TTTAAAGATAGGCCAATGGAAAGTTCATGATTTAGTATGGGAACAGTTCAATGGTAAAAAACCTAAGGGCTATCAAATAGACCATATCAATGGTAATGTGCAAGATAATAGAATAGAGAACTTAAGGTTAGCTACATACGCTGAGAATCAATGGAACGCTAAGACAAGAACAGATAACAAGTCAGGTGTTAAAGGTGTATGTTGGCACAAAGCAACAAAAAAGTGGAGAGTTGAGATTAAAAAGAATAAGAAACTAATTGGCTTAGGAGTATATAGCTCGTTAGAAGAAGCTAAGAAAGTTATACGAGAAGCAAGAGAGAGGTTACATGGAGAATTTGCTAGACATATATAATACAATCGGGGGCTCCAGTCCTTCTCCTGCTGGTTTAAAAGTCCCCACTAATACAAGGAAACATCATGGGTGGTACAGTAGGAAACAAAAACAGCAGTAAAGAAAACAGAGTTTGGGGGAAAGTTGTGCGTAAACTAGCAGTCCAAGAAGATGCTAAACGCATACACAAGGTAGCAGAGGCACTCTTTCGTAAAGCAGAAGAGGGTGATATTTCAGCAATTAAAGAATTAGGAGACCGAATTGACGGTAAGAGTATGCAAGAGATAACAGGTAACTCTGATGCTCCGATAACTGTAATCGTTAAAACGGGCATTGATGAAGAATGAAGAGCATGAGATACTGGAAACTGGTTACGAACCTAGAGAACCTCAAAGAGAAATCCATAAAGCAGTTAAAGACAACCGTTGGACTGTGGCAGTCGCACATCGTAGGATGGGTAAAACAGTGGCAGCCGTTAATCAGCTCATACATTCAGCACTTAAATGTGAGAAGAAAAATCCTCAGTTCGCATATGTGGCGCCAACTTACGGCCAAGCCAAACGTATCGCATGGAATTATTTGGTTGATTACACTCGTCCTCTTGGTGGCACTGCTAACGTAAGTGAGCTTCGTGTTGACTTTATGGGACGCCGTATTAGTCTTTATGGCGCTGACAATCCTGACAGTATTCGGGGCATTTACCTTGATGGTGTGGTTGTTGATGAATATGGGGATGTACATCCATCATTATTTACAGAAGTTTTAAGACCTGCACTGTCTGACCGATTAGGTTGGGCATTGTTTATTGGTACACCAAAAGGGAGCAATCATTTTAAAGAGCTAAGAGACTTTGCAGATGATTCTTCTAACGATGGCTGGGCTTTGAGAGAGTTTAAAGCAAGTGAAACAGGTCTTATACCAGAAGAAGAGCTAATAGATGCTAAGAAAGCTATGGGTGATAACAAATACTTACAGGAGTTCGAGGTAAGTTTTGATAGTCCTATTATTGGCTCATATTATGGCGAACTTATAAAAGATATCTCATCAAAGAATCACGTTAGAGATATACCAACAGAATCAGCGACACAGAAGTTTACAGCATGGGATTTAGGCATATCAGACTCAACATCTATATGGGTATGTGAAACAATAGGTGGTGAGATTAGATTAATGGACTACTATGAAAATCATGGGAAAAGTCTTGATGCGTACATTGCTTACTTAGATGAGAATGGCTATCGAGACTATACCCACATATTACCTCATGACGTACAAGTAAGAGAGCTACAGACAGGCAAAAGCAGATACGAGTTCTTAACGGATGCTGGTCTTAATATAGAGATATGTCAGAAGCACTCAGTAGAAGATGGAATACAAGCAGTAAGACGTATGCTACCTAACACATGGTTTAACAAAGACACAACTAAGTATGGCTTAGAATGTCTCAGAAACTATAGAAGAGAGTATAACGAGAAGCTATCTGTGTATTTAGAGAAACCTAAACACGACTTCGCATCACACGGCGCTGATGCGTTCAGATACTTAGCAATGGGTATAGACACAAGTAGCACAAGTACAAGAAGTAACTGGAATAAGCCATATGAAACTACGATAGATGGCGATAGCTACAAGAATCAGTATTTATAAAACAACACAGGAGAACATAATGCTAAACACAATTAAATGGACAGGTAGTATCATTATCATCATTAGCATGATACTTACTGCTTCTAATATTTATCCTTACAACTTATACACAGCAATACCAGGCACATTACTATGGATATATGTATCATTCAAATGGAACGATAAATCATTAATAGCAATTAACGTAGTCGCACTCACAATTTATATGTTAGGTATAGCAAACTATCTAAATACTTAAAAAAATTTGACAACACCTTTATCGATAAGTAAAACTTATCATGATAAGCAAAACTTATCACTAAAACAATAACTTAGAGAACAAAACGAAAATGACAGAAGAACAACTAAAGAGTTTACTAGACAACTACATTACAGATTCGCAAAGTGCTTATCAAGAAGTAGATGCAGATGTACAGAAAGCCACAGACTATTATCTCGGTAAACCTTTCGGGAACGAAGTAAAAGGTAAATCATCAGTCACTACTCGTGAAGTAGCTGAAGCAGTAGATGGTGCATTACCTCAATTACTCAAGATATTCACTCAGTCTGTAGACGTTGTTGAATTTACACCTCAAAATGATGGTGATGCTACAGTAGCTGAGAACGTTACACAGTATGTGAATCACATTTTTAATAAAGACAACCCCGGGGCTATTTTGATGCACAATTGGTTCTGGGATGCACTCGTAAACAAAGTAGGTATCGTTAAAGCATATTGGGATGTTAAGCAAGATGCTAACGAAGAAGAATACTTTGGCTTATCACAAGAAGAACTCGCTATGCTCATGCAAGAGGATAGTGTAGAGATAGTAGAGCAAGAAGAAATACAAGGTGAGCCGTTACCAGTAGGGATTGACCCTATGACTGGCGAACCATTATTACAGTCGCCACCTAGCACATATAACGTACGTCTCAAGAAAACAGTTGATGCTTCTAGGGTAAAAATAGAAAATGTAAGCACAGCAGAGTTTATGATAGATAGACATGCTGATTGTATAGACGATGCTAGATTCGTTGCACAAAGAAAGATGCTCACACGCTCAGACTTAGTGTCTATGGGTTACGATAAAGATATAGTAGCAGAGCTTAACTCAGATGATGAAGTAGGTCTAAATGCAAACAGCTTTCAATTTAATACTGCTAACGCTGATGTTAATAACACTGACCCTAGCCAAGACCTAATAGCTTACTATGAATGTTATATAGATATAGGTGATGAAGAAGGTACAGCTAAGAAACACAGAATATGTTACGCAAGTAAACAGATACTATCAGACGAAGAGATAGATTATGTACCATTCTACTCACTCTGCCCATTTCCAGTACCTCACACGTTCTATGGTCAAAGTATGGCAGACAGAACTATGGAGTTACAATTCATTAAGTCTACAATCACTAGACAGATGCTAGACAATCTTTACTTAACGAATAACTCAAGAGTAGGCGCAGTAGAAGGTCAAGTAAACTTAGATGACTTACTAAATAGTACAGCAGGTGGCATTATAAGGATGAAGAATCCTAATGCTATTGTACCTATGCAAGTACAGAGTTCAGCAGGGCAATCATTTCCTATGCTTGAATACTTAGATAACGTACAAGCTAAGAGAACAGGTGTATCAGACATGAATCAAGGTCTTGATGCAAATGTCCTACAGAACGTATCAGCTACAGCAGTCGCAACTATGACAGCTCAATCACAAGGTAAACTAGAGTTAATAGCTCGTATCTTTGCAGATACAGGCGTTAAGAACTTAATGAAGGGCTTACTGCAATTAGTATGTAAGTATCAAGATGAGCCTAGAGCTTTAGCAATTAACGGCAAACCTTTAAACATTGACCCTCGTGAATGGGACAATCAGTACAATGTTAATATCAATGTAGGTCTTGGTAATGGTACAGGTGACGAGAAGATTGCGATGTTACAGATGATACTAGCTAAACAAGAACAGATGCTAACTCAGTATGGATTAGCTAACCCTTTAGTTACGCTTAAACAATACAGAGAAACTCTAGCTAAATTCATTAACGCTTCAGGGTATCGTGATGACAGTCAGTTCATTAAAGAGATAGACGATGCAACTATGGCTCAAGTCATGGAAGCAGACAGTAAACAA